GGATGTGCTGATGATCCGACAGATCCGCGCCTTGCTCTATGACCAGGGCTTCACCATCGGTGGCGCACGCCTGCGCATGTCCAGCGATGAGGTCAAGGACGATTCCCTGCAGTACAAGCAGCTGATCAAGCAGATGATTGCTGAGCTGGAAGATGTTCTGGTCGTGCTACGCAAGTAACGTAACTGGATCGAAATACTTCCATCATTCAAAAGCTTAGGGTATATTCCTCGACGTCCTCGCAAGAGCGACAACAGATTCACGCCTAGTCGGGGCGTAGCGCAGTCCGGTAGCGCACTAGCATGGGGTGCTAGGGGTCGAGTGTTCGAATCACTCCGTCCCGACCATATAATTCAATGACTTAGGCCAATGTTCGCACCATTGGCCTTTTTCATGCGCGTGACTTTTGCGTGACTCGTCGTTCTTTCATGCCTGCCTCCTCTTCAAAATTGTCAGAACCGGCCCACGCGAATCGGTTGCTGATACCATGTTCGCAGCTTCAATCAGATGACCGAGCTCAGCGCCCGAATAGTGACTGGTGATGCTGCCGTTCTTGTGCCCGAGCAAAGCCTTGCGGTCTTCCTCTGTGACACCCGCTGCCCGGAGGCGACGGCCGAAGGTGTGCTTCAAATCATGGATTCTGATCGACAGATAGCCAGGGTGTGCGGGGCGAAGGTTTTTCTCCTGCCAGAGTTTCGCCGCGCGTACCCGTGCCTTCTTCCAGGCTGAATCGTTCATTCGGTGAATCGCGGTATCGTTGTAGGGAAACACCCACTCCTTACTGATGCCGCGCTGCTGGTCGATGATCGACTTTGCGACGGTGTTCAGCACTACCAGCCTGTCGTCACCGTTCTTCACACCTGAGTTTTCATGACGACCGCCAAAATCAGCGGGTATCAGAAAAACGCTGGTGCTGAGTTCCGGTACCGATATCTCCCAATCCCACCTTAATTTGCAGACCTCCTGCTCTCGACAGCCAGTGTTCACCTTGAACAGGGCCATCGTTTGCAAGTGCGCCGGCAACTCTCCGAACAGAATCGACTGCTCATCCCACGACATCGGGTAAGGCTTGCGGCTCGACTTCTTCTCTTCCAGCTTGGTGAGCATCGGCACGCTATCCAGCCATGGCCTCCGCTCATCGTCTCGCCATTTCCTGGCACATAAAGACAATACCCGCACCACCCGCTCAATGGAGATGTTCACCGTCCTGTTGCTGACTCCTTTCTGTACCTTGCCGTCTGCCAACGTCTTGGTAGTCAGCCGATCCTTGATAAAAGGCTCCAGAGCCTGGTCATCAATGTGGGTCAGCGGCATGTCGCCAATAAAAGGATCGAGCTGCGAAAGGTGATGCGCGGACAGCTTGAACGACGGCTGATCCTTGATCTCAACCAAAAACGTCATCGCAGCATCGCGCCAGGTCTTCACCTGACGCACCCCGTAGACTTTCTGCTGCCGGAGCTGCTCAAGGCGGTGAATCAAGTACCGTTCTGCTTCTTGTCGGTCAGCTGTGCCAGTAGATTCGTAAAGTCTTTCGCCGTTGATTTTCTTGTCGATATGCCAGAGCCCGTTCCTTTGGGAGAGCCCTGTAATCGTTTTTCGCGCCATTGTGTATCTCCTTTCTGGCGCTCGCTGCGGGGCAATTGTTGCGCCCCTGCGCCTTTTTTATCAATCGCCTTCGCTGCCACGTAGGAGGACGCCCAGTCGTCGAGCTCCTGCCGATCGAAGCCGACCCCCCTTTCGCCGATGGGAAATTCGTTCACGAATGGCCGCACGATTTGGTTGAACAGCGCGAGGTTCATGCTCAGATAGGCTGGAGCTTCGCCCGCACGAATGAAGCGTGGCTGGATTTTGTGTGCGCCCATGGGCTACCTCCGTCCGGGGTCTATGCGGGGTTGAGTGGTGGGTACTTGGCGAGCGTTGCCTCGAACCTGCTTGCCAGCGCGGCATTCGCTTCGGCCTTCGCGGTGCTGTCGTCGGTACCTTTGGCGCGATGCAGCGTTTCGTAGCGGCGCAATATCTCGGCCGCCTCGGCCAGATCTCCACGCAGTTCATCGCGCGCCGCGCCTTCTGCTCGGCCGATGTCCCAGAATCGTTTCGCCCAGTGCCCTTCGGGCGGCGGGTTCGTGTTCTGGTAACCGAACGCAATGGAGCCGATGATGGAGTCGCACAGGTCGCGCTTGTAGATGTTCGCCCCGTCAATGCTCATTGGCACACGGCGGAGGGTACTCAGAACTTCGTCGAGACTGACGCCCAGGTCCTTGAACACGATGTCGAGGCCCGGCTTGTCCTTGGTGTAGATGGTGAGACAGAGCTTGGCTCCGGGCCACAGCTGCTCACTGATCATTACCAGCGCATCGTTGGCCACTTCGTGAAAGCGTTGAGTTGCAGACATAGAGATACCTCACCCGCCGTACACCGGCAGGCATGTGGATAGATGGGGAAGGGGTTAGGCTTGGAAGGTGTGACCGATTGTGACGGCCTTTGCTGCGGCCTCGGTCTTGAACATCAAATTGGACTTGCCTGGCCGACCTTCGCTGATGTACTCGACATTGACCCACCAGCAGCCGAACTTCCGGTACGGCGCGCCGAGGATCCCGGTGACATAGCAGTCAATCAGGTTCATGGCGTCACCTTCCGCGTGTTGCAGATGACCACCGAGTAGCCTTGCGGAGTGTCGTCGTCTTCCAGGGCGTTCACTGGTCCTATTTGGGCCAGAGCAATGCGAGCAGCCGTAACGTTTGCAGTCAAGGCGCGCTGCTCCGCTGAAACCCAAAGGTCAGCGCCAGTCCCGCTGGCACCGTTATTGGTCCAGCTGCTGCAGCTTTCTGCATCGTCTTTGGCCGCTTCAAGGAAATCTGCAGTCCGGCAGCACGGGCAAATGTAGGTGCAATCACTGGGGTCGTAACCTTCGCCGTCACCTGCGTACCAGAGATATCCACCTTTGCGGCACTCCCAATCGCCGTGCGTGTAACTACAGCCGCTCATATCATCCCCTCCAGTGCCGCGTTGCATTCATCCAGGTTGCGCTGCAAGCGGTCGCGCTCTTCGATCAATTTCCCGAGCTTGCGGTGCACGTAATGGCCGACAGACTCGCCAACGAACAGATCGGCCGGAACTGCGCGGCCCCTGACAATTGCGTCCCACTCATGGACGGTGAGTACTTCCTCTTTTTTTGACATGCAGAATTCCTCGCCGCATACGCAGCAGGCAATAGGGATGGGGTGCGGCCGAACGGGCGGCGTGTTAAGAGTTGAACTTGGCTCTGGCCTTCCAGCCATCCCACTTTTTCACGAACTCATGCGCGGCCCAGGCATTGAATTCGGTAGCGGCGTAGCCGCCCTTGAACCTTGTAGTGTGGGCTGGCATCTGGAACACAGACTCGAACAAGTCCTGCTCATCCACCACTGCGCGGACATCCTCGGCTGGCGCGTTCGGGCATTTCTTGCATGCTCCAACACCGTCGCCTGGACATTCATGATTGGCTGGGGTCCAGCATGCGGCTGGCGCTGATTGGCTGGCGAGGAAATCCAAAACCGATTCGCAATGCGCAGGGGTTGGCGAGCTACCGTGCTTCAGGAGTTCTCGCGCTGCGGCTATGTCGGATTCAAGATCATCAACCCGCTGATCGGCGATGGTCAGGCGCTGCTGGAGTGCTGCCTCCCGGACGCCAGAAGCATTCAACATCTGGTCACTCTGTTGCACTTTCTGCCCCATCAGAAGGAGACGCTGCTGGAGTGCGGCGTTCTCGACCTGCAGGTGGGTGACGTAATCGTCGAGGTCGATTTCATTTCCGCATTTCCAGCAGCAACCGTCGCAGTTGGCGCGCTCAGACAGTGTGAAGTCGGCCTTGCAGTTCCAGCATTTCAGACTTCCGCCAGCAGGCGGCACAGGGGCGTGGTGTTGGTGCTCATCGAACCGACGCTGAGCTTCCGCATCGCCTTTCAGGCAGCCACAGCGGTACGGGTGCGCGGTGTAGTCGATGGGGCAAAGCCTGTCGGGGTATGGGTTCTTCTGTTCGCACCCGCAACGCGCTGGATGTGCTTGTGGTTGTTGGCATTCCTGACTCATAAGCCCTCCTGAATATCCCGCTCACCATCAGCCCGCATGGCGTCGATGGCGTATTGGTTGATTTCTCTTGCGATGGTCAGCGCTTGCGCCGGGGTCAGATGAACCTGAGGCAGGCGGTGAAGGCTGATGCGATGCATACCGTCACGACCAAGCAGCACCGTGGCTCGGACTTGTTGAACTGGTTCAGGCATGGCGATATCCCTGTAACCCAATCAGGTTACTTTTCGAGATGTAACCTATGGAGGTTACTTGGGGTTGGTCAGGCGGCGGCTAGGGCGGCGACGGCGGGATTGTGGTTGGCAAGGAACACTGCGCGCGCAAATCCGGCCGGTGTAGCGCTGCGGAAGTTTGCTCGCTCAGGCCCAGGCGGAGCCTTATGGATCCGATCGTCCGGCGAGCCCAGGCTTTCATCAGTGAATGGCTCTGGCATCACGAAGCCCCCCCCCAGTCCATAGGCAGGTCTTCTTCGTATACTGGTCTTCGGCGCAGAAGCCAGAGAACTGCCAAGGGTGAAACCAGTAGTCTGGCTTCCGCCAAAGGCTGCTGATCTGGCTGACCGGGTTCTCCGCGAACCACGGCGCGCCGGACATCTCGCCGATGATCTGGCACTGCCAAACGACGTGCATAGCTTTGAACTGCACAGCCGGGTCTGCCTTGCGCTTTGCCTCGAACCAGCGCGCACCGCTCACGGCGAGGTCAGTGCACGGCGGGAAGCAGGCCACGAACTCAACGCGGCCTGTGGCTACGGCTTCACGAACCACTTTCCATGATTCAGGGTGATCAATGATCCGGCCTACCTTCGTGATCGCGCCGTCGGTGTGCACACCCTCTGGGTGTTGAGGGTCGATCAGGATGGCCTCATAACCGGCCTCTACCCAAGGTTGGGCCATGACGCCGGTTAGGTCGCACAGGAAAATCGCGATCGGTGTTTTCATCTGGATAATTCCTTGGCCTGTTTCTTCGACCAGCTGAGCACGTCTGCGATGACATTCTTCTTGAACATGCTCCGCCGGCGGTAATAGTCGACAGCGTTGCGGGACACTGAAAAGCAGATGCCTTCCTTAAATCCCTGCTTCGCCAGCTCGTCGTGAACGCTTTTCTCGATAAATTCATGAGGTGTCATAGCGGCACCCACTCATTGTTCGAGTCGTAGTAGCCGCGCCACTCACCCAGGGTGAAGACCAGCGTCCCAGGCGTGCACAGCCATGCAGACTTGATCGGCCCACCCTTCAGCCTGAAGCTTGACCTGAAGGCGTGAAGCACGCGCCGCCTGATGCGCGGACGGGAAAGATCGATCCGCCTGACGCGGAGGGGGGGGGTAGGCATGCGTGATCCTCCAAGGGCTGCAGAAAGGCTGCTGCCCGCGTGATTCAAATTCTGGAATGGCCTACGCTTACCGCTCCACAGGAAGGGAGAAGGTCATGAGCGAGAACCGGGAGTTGGCGCTATCTATCGCGCTTGAAGCTGTACTGAACGCAGCGCGCGAGCTTCACGTTGATGTCGATGAGCTTTGCGAGCAGGCAATAGGGTCGCTGACGCTTCTGCCTAAGAGCGTATCGCCGTCTATTGTTGCAGCTATCCGAGAGATCGAGGTTGCGTCTGATGCGCTTGATTTCGGCGGTGGGGAAGGCGGCTGATGCGCTGGTGTGATCAGGCTGCCTTGCCCATGATCTCTTCGTATTCTTTTTCAAACTGCCAGCGCTTTACCTCTGTGAACTCTGGTGGAGGAGTCCAAAGGAGGTGATCAAGGCAGCCGTCCATGTGAGTGCCGGCGCTTCTATCGATCAGGTACTTCTCAAGCTTTTCAGGGTCTTCATCGCGCCACGGCACAGAGACAAACCAGACCCCAGGCACGCCCTTGCCGCAAAGCGTTGATCCGTACCAGCGATTGCCATCCACCAGCGAAGGCCCGCCGTGTAGATCAACGACCGAAAGTGCATCCTGGACTCGCTTGGGAGCGACCATCGCGTCAATTCGCTGTTGGAGCACCTTGCCAGCCTTGGTGCTTTTCTTGGGAAGCCAAAGCGATCCTGACTGCTTCCAATTTTCGGGATTATCTGGGCCTGGCGGCTTAAACTTGAACCCCGCGAACGATGAGCCTGCATGCGCGCTGGCCGCAGCGATCTCTTTGCAAAGCAAATCCCAAGCTTTGGCCGCGCCGTCGCGCTCAGTAAATATCTCGTCGATGCGCGCAATGAGCGGGCCTTCCGTCACTCGGAAATAGCGGTGATAGACACTCATGAAAATCTCCGAACAGAATCAAGCCTCCGAAAGTTCGGTGGCGAATAGGTTGGTGGTGGGCTATACGTGGTGACCGGCATGGGGCCGGGTCAAGGAGTGAAGATGAGTAACCAAGCGCAAGTTGATGCGATAGAACATCTTTTGGTGGCCGTTCTGCGGCAACAAACTGACAAGGATGTAGAGCGGATTTTCGAGAAAGCTCAAGGCACTATCATGGGCAGCGCAGGGCCTGGCGGGACCACTCAAAAGACTGAAGCGGTTGATTACCTTCGCCACATAAAAATCAACCTTCGGTAATCAGTCTTCCCGGCCGATCCGCAACGCCTCACGCTGAAAGGCCAGCTCAAGTTTCCGCGCCACAATTGGCGACACCGTAATTTCGTGGCGCGGTATCGATAGAAGCGGCAGGGCCCGATCAGGCCCTAATCCGTGAAGATGGTGAATCATCAGCGTCAGCGCTTCACCTTGTTCTTCAATCTCCGCCCAGGCCATGAGTTCGGCGAGGGCTTGCTTCGTTCCGGCGCGAACCCGAAACCGCAATTCCTCCTCGCCAGCCTTGCGCCTCTTTTCCGTCATGCGCTCGTCGCGCTGCTTCTGATTCAAAGCCATTACCTGCCTCCGTCAATCCGCTGGGCGGAAGGTGTATGTGTTCCTGACGTCTGCGCTGAGCGACGAGTCTGCTGATGCGCTTCATCGAGGACTCATCGGATAGTCAACGCCGTACGATTCGATGATTCGCCACAGCTTCTTCTGACTCATGCCCATTCGCTTGGCGCAGGTCGTGCGCGGGATGCCCAGGTCACGGAAGGCTTCGATACGCGGTATCAGCTTCCGATCTTCGGCTTCGTCGACCGCCCCGGGCAGATCGATCGTGTGGTCGTTCGCCACTCTGCGGAGTTGGTCGGGCGTGAATGCGAACTCACGCATGACGTCCTGCTGGCTGGCGCCCTCTGCAAAACGCCGGCGGATATCCGGCACAAGCAGGGCTTCCGCCTGCCGCTTGAGTGCGAGCGCTGACGGCGGCCTGACCTTCGTCGGAAAGACGATCCCGTATTCCTTGGCGATGTGCCCGAGGCGTTTCGAGCTGATCCCCATATCAGCGGCAGCCTGCTTCAGCCCGAGCCCTACATAGGCCCTCAGCTGTTCTGCAGTGCGGCGCTCAAGGGCCAATGCTTCCTGAGCCTTGCGCTCGCTTTCGTTGGAGTTCTTGTAGCCGTAGGCGATGGTTTCGTTGTTGAAGGGGAGCGCCACGCTTGGGGTTACGCTCATCACCTGGATGACTCCGCCACGGCGCTCGTATTCGGCCATGGCGGCAGCCAGTTCGGCGGATTTGGAGCGGTTGTATTGGATGCTGCTCAGCTCAAGACTGATCATTTCAGGCTCGCTTTCGACTATTGATGTCGATGAAGTGGATTTCTGCGGTTTCGCGAAGGACCGCCCGGGTGATGTTCAGCTGCTGGCAGATATCGGCCTGGCTCGTGGTGCCAGCCAATGCCCTGATTTTCGATGCCAGCGACTCACGCTCACGGCGGCGCTTCTGCATGGTTGCCGCCGTGGTGGTGCTGAACTCGATGCCGTACTGCTTGGCGATCCGGTTGATGTTGCGCGTCGACCTGCCCAGTGCCTTCGCAGCCGCGAAGACTCCGGCATCCACGTATTGGTGCAGAGATTTGGCTACCTCGGGCTCTGCGGCCCGGTGGGCGTCCCATCTCATGCAGCAATCCCGAGCACGCGATTCATGCGCTCATCGAGGATTTCGTAGAAGGTGGCGACACGCTCAGTTAGCTTGCGAATCATCACTTCGTCGCGGTACGCCCGCTTGATGAACAGCGGCATCCCAGGCCAGTAGCAGACGAAGTCGATCCACTCGCGCTCCGAGACCCAGAGGCCGCCCTGGCACTGGGCGATGTGTTCTTTCGGGATCTCGCCGCCAAGAATCACCTCAACCTGCAACTTCGGCAGCTTTGTTTTTATCTCGGTCAGGCCGTCAGCGCCGATAAGTGAGTCTGGCGAGTAGCCGATGCCGTGGTTCAGGATGATTCCGACCTGTTCGGCCTTCACATCCGCGCGGGCTTCATACAAGCCGCGGGCAATGCCTTCGTACTCATGGCCGCGCTCGGTGTGCCGGTTACCCTGGAATGGATCGGCAGCCTCACCAGTGATGCGTTCACCGATCAGCGTATTCATGTAGGTGAACGCACCGGCGCCGAACCCAGCTTCGCCTTTGCCGTTGACCAGCAGGCTATCAAGCTCGCTGCAGGTGATGATGCCCAAACGCAGGTCCAGCCACGCCTGAGTGCCTTGCTCTACATCACTGATGATTCGCATTTTGTGCCTCCGCGTTTGCGGCTGATTTGGTGAGCTGGCCGAGCACTTTGTCGAAGTCGCCTTTGCCGACGTCTTCCGTGGTTCCGTACAGGTTGCCGAACGCCTCCTTTGCTTTGTCGCTGCACTTGTCGAGCAGGGCCTGAAGCTGTCGGGCCTGGATGGGAGTAACTGTCGCCGTCGGCACAGCAGCGTGGCCGTCGTCGTCTTCACCGCGCGTAGTGAGGTTGAGCAGGGCGCTCATGACGTACCGCTTGCCGTAGCTAGTGGATGACCCGACGGCCTGCACCGCGTTCTTGCTGCCGCTTGTGTCGAGCGGAATGAACATACTGGTGCTTTCCCGGTGACCGGCCCGGTGCATCAGGATGCCTGTGATGTTCATGCCGCCGGCGACATTCTCGACCTTGAAGGTGATCGCGAAACCGTGGGTCTGCATGATCGGCTTGATGACGTCGTTGATGTCTTCGAAGGTCGCGTAGTTGCTGCGCACCTGGCCATTTACGGTAATTGCCCCGCGCTCGGCGATGCTGGGGATGTCGCTCTGCATGGCGGCCATGGATGCGTTGAATTCCGCCTCCGCGTCTCGGGCCTGCATGCGCTCATGCATCGCCATCAACCGCTCCATCTTGTCGATATCGCAGGATGGGTCAGCGGCAGCGCGACTGATGACAGCCAGTAAACTGGTGTCGGCTTGCGCCTTGGTAGCCGACACCGCGTTGCGGCGCTCCTCGGGCAGGATGATTGCTGTGCTCATGAGAACCTCAGTACTGAATGCTGATGTTGGGGATCTTGCGCTGGGCGATCAGGGTGACCGCCTGTTTCGCGCATTCCTCTGGCATGCCGCAGGCTACGAACGCTTCCAGCGCGGCACGGTTGATGGTCTTCTTGTGAGCCTGATCAGCCTCACGGGCGTTCTGCTGACGGATGATCTCGTCGGCCGCGGCGTCGGCGCGGGCAATCTCGGCGAGACGTGCACGCTCCACAGCTTCGGCTTGACGCTGCTCGGCGGCGATACGTTCTTGCTGGGCGCGCTGTTCAGCGGCTATGCGATTGGCCTCGGCCTGTGCAGCTGCACGTTCTGCCTGCTCGGCCTGAAGCTTCAGTTCTAATTCGCGGCGTTCTGCGGCGGCCTTGGCATCTGCTTCTCTGCGGATGACGGCTTCGCGCTCAGCCTGGGCGGCAGCTTCTGCTTCACGGCGCACGCGTTCTTCTGCTTCGCGGGCGATCTGCGCTTCACGTTCCTGCTGTGCGCGGGCCTCGGCTTCGGCGCGGAGGCGGGCAAGTTCAGCTTGCTCAGCCTCATACCGCTGCAACTCAGCCAATACCGCACGCAGCGCTTTAACTGCTAAGTCTTTGGTGCGTGCCGCTTCCGCTTCGAATTCTTCCCATTGCTCGCCAATTTCGACGCCTTCCGCCTCAGCGATGAGGCCTTCCACGTGGGCAGATGTCTGACCCGCCAAGTTCAGGGGCAGACCTCGCAGCCATTCCATTCGGTCGTTATGGCGATCAACCCGGGCGTCCTCTGCGGCTTGCCATTCAGTCAGTGGGCGGCTGACCTCTTCCTTCCATGCGTCCAGCGTGTCACGCATCCGCTTGCGCTCGGCATCGATAAGCTTCGGGATTTCCTTGAGCTCAGCCACCAGCTCCTTCCCGCGATTGTCTAGTGCAGTTTTGGAGCGCGCGACCGTATAGGCGATGGAGGCGATCGCCTCGCGTCCCTTGCGGGTGGTCACGTCCGGTACAAACGCGTCGATCTTGTCACGCACCACCTGCAGGTATGGATCAAGGCCTTTAGGTGTTTGGAAGACTTGCAGGGCTTTCTCTTTCGGTGGCACAACGGCCAGTTCGTTTTGAGCAGACACGGTAGCTCCTTGCGCCATCCGTGTGCCGGGGCGCTGCGATTTAATAGGGTGGGGGTTGAATCAGTGCGGGGCGTAAGCGCTGGCGATCATCCAGGCAGAGCAGAACAGCAGGGTGAAGAAGCTGCCGCGCCAGAAGGCGATGCGCTTTGCGTGCTGGTAGCGGGTCATGGCCACGGCCTCAGTGACTGGCGAACAAGATCATGAAGTGCCTTTCCGCTGCGGCTGATCTTCTGTCCACGCAGCTGCCATTTTTTGGTGGTCGGCCAGCAATCAACTTTGCGGCCATCGCCTAGGGTGAGCACGACGTGCAACCCGTTGTTAAGCTTCCGGTGCTGGACCCGCGTGTTAGAAAGCCACTTATCGAATTGCTCTAACGCTTCTGCTTTCCGCACAGCCTTGTTGTGCTTGGTCGACCCATGACCGCCACATGCCTGGCAGCAGCGGGGATAGCCAACATCCTCACCGATGAATCCGCAGCAGCTCATGCAGTGCGAGCCGTCGGCCACGTTGTCTTCGTAGAAGCTCACGGCCGAACCCTCACCGCAATTCGTCGCCCTTTCTGCATCGGCGCCAAGCGCTTAGTCAGATCGCAAACCGGGGTCTCGCGCGGCAGGCCGAGCACCTCATTGAACGGAAGGCCGAAGCCCATGACAGCAAGCTTTCTTTCGATGTCGTCGAGCTGCTCGTCGATCAGAGATTTCACGACTGGCGTGCTCATGCGGCAAGCCTCCCGCGACGCTGGAGTATCTTCACCAGCCGCTCACAGTAGTGGTGGAATTCAGGGATGGTGATGACGCCGTTGGTGAGGTGGTCGGTGATTTGCTTCTGCACCAACACCTCGTTGAAAGCAGGGCAGTCCCAGTCCTCAAGCCCTTCAAGCGCAACGTCGATGAGGATGTGCGGGCTCATAGGTCCGCATCCTCTGCTTCAGCCTCAAGGCCCGCTTCGGCGTGCGGCTCGACCAGCGCTACAGCGATATCGAACAGCTTGCCCATCGGCGTTTGGCCCTGACCGAGCAGGCCCAACGCGAACGTCTTGGCCGGCACACCGCCAAGAGCAGCGATGACCAGCTGAGCGAAGAAGTCATCAGGATCTTCATCGTCGATCTGCCGCTGATTCAGATGAGTCTGAACCTCGGACAGGAACGTGGAGTACTCGACGACGATGGGGGAACAGAGATGGCGGCGAATCACCAGGTCACAGCCGCGCATCAGGTTCTCGGCTGTGTCTTCGATCCAGCGGTGCGCCGCTTCTTCACGCCCGGAGTCGTCATCCGGCTGCATGTTGTCCCAGCGCGCTTGCGCTCTTGCGAATGAGTTCATGGTCGCCTCCGTAGGCGCTGTTCAACCGCATCGATCAGATGCCCGCGCAGGTGACCAAGCCCGTGCCGTGAAGCACGCGGGCACCTGTCGATGCGGTCGATGGGGTGAGGTTATTTGGATCGTGCAACCAGCATCGCGTCGGCGACGGCGTATGCATCTTTTGCTGCGCCC